AGCCCATTCGTTCGGTGTCATATTATTATATCAATCTAATAGTAGCGATTAACATTCCACCGTATCCGGAGAATCTTCTATCACTTGGGGTTCTGTTTATAAAGTCAAGCTCTTCAATTAATCCAATGTAAGACTCACCAGTTCTAAAATCTTCTACTCTGATGGTGTCTCCTACATTCTCTACCGCTTCTAGTTGACTCAACCGATCATAGGCTGAACCTTCATAGCCCACCTCAACACCCATATTATCGCTCTCGTGGTCATAGCAGAACAAAGGGTATTGGATTATTCTTTGACGAGGTACAGCAGGTAAAGACTTCAATTGGTATCCAGTAAATAGTGGACCCTTAGTTGCATCAGTTGATGATCTAAAGATAGTAAATTTAAAAGCAAGATACTCTTGCGCTGTAGTAGGATAAGGAATACCTATCTCACTACTTGTAACACCTTGAGCAAAACCACCTAGGTTGGCTTCAGTATTTACATAATCAATAGATTGAATAGATATAGCACCATCTGTGGTATCTATTCTAGGGTTAAGTAATTTATATAATTTATTTTCTAATGTGTTATACCGTATAAAACCTGTTTGTAAGTAGCCACTTGTTACCTTATCAGTAGTGGACTCAGCGTAGATAACATTACCAGAAGTAAAGGCTGCTCTATCTGAGTTACCAAAGAAGGCTACCTGATTAGATGCGGCAGCAACACCACTTGCTACTAAATCCCAAGCCCAAGGAAAGACTAGGCTATTAGCTATCACAGTTGCAGATAGATCTACCTTCACTAGTCCTGCTTCACCATCAATAGTGGTTGCAATATAAGCAAAGCGATCTCTAAATGCTATTGAGTTACAAGCAGCTTGATCAAATAATAAAGGACCATACTGGATGTTACCATTTGTATCTGATACGCCTACTCTAAATCCTTTATTAGTTGCAAGGACTGCATAGGTACCAAGATATACATCAAAGTCATTGATGCTCTCACCCTCTGGTAGATCAATAATAACTGTAGGTGTTTCCAGAGTTGGGAAACCTAATGAGTTAGCAGTTGTTACATCTAATTGAATTTTAAATACAGATGAAGATGTTCCATTAGGATCATATCCTGATACGTAAATAGCACTAGGTCCTTCTGATATGGATGACCATACCCAAGAGGTATTAGGATGAGTAAATAAAGCAGTAGGTAAAGCACCGCTAGCATTGTTAGCATCTAGTTCATAGATGGCATTGTTAATAGCAGCAATAAGGCGTTGCTTAACAAAGCGAATAGTACCGCGAGTAGTGCTAGAAGCGTTATAGATTTCAGTATCGCTAGTTGAACCAGCAAGGTTACCTCTGTGAACGTGAGTACTATTGATAAAGAAGTACTGCTTACCATTGGTTGTAATACTAAAGATAGTTGAAGGTGTACCTGCTTGAGTAAAGGTAGTAGATGCACCAGCAGATGTAATCTTCTTTATTGCTGTGCCATCTGTAATTACAATACAATCACTAGTGCCATCATTAACACCTATAAGTTGAGGTGCTGCGGCTCCTGAGTTAAAACTAGCAGTGCTATTTAATAGGGTAACTTGTCCTTTAGTAAAGACCTCTACACCTTTAGACTCTGTAAACTGGAAACGAAGTGACTCATCCTGTGCTGGTTCAAAGTATTTAATACCTGCGCCAAGATGAAATGTTGATTGGGATCTGAACCACCAACCAGTAAGTGATTGCTCACCAGCTTCTCTAGTCTGGTCATACTGTTCTTTACGATACTTAGCAGTTACTCTGCGATAAGGTGAATCATCAGAGGCTGCAATAAAGAACGGCAAACCGGCGATAGCCATATCATAATTAACACCGGTAGCTGAGTAGTTCGTAGCACCTGCAGGATTGGATAGTACGTAGGGGATACCTTCGGTAATATCATCGCCGTATGCCATTGATCTCCTTAAATAGAAAACCCCGCCGAAGCGGGGTAGTTAATAATTGTTATTGCTTAAAGAGCAGGTGCTTCAACCCAGGAGGTTGTTGCTTCATCCCAACTGTAACGCTTGCCTTCTTCAATTGGCATAGGAGTTGGTGCTTCCCACAAATAAGTATCTGAGTTCTTTGTCCAAGAAGGGAATGGTTGTGGGGCTGCAAAGCCTGATCCATCCCAAGTGTATCCAACACCTGCATAGTTCTTATGTAGTGCTTGCCCACCTTGACGGGAGTTAACTCCGCCGTGTGTGTTATAGGAAGTTTGTACCCACTCGCCACCTAGATTTGCTTGACACCACTCTTTAGAATCGGCAACGATAACCTGTGTCACCACACCGTTTTCTACTTTTGCATAATGAGCCATTATTTATCCTTGTCTTCTCCATACAAAGTTGCTGTGTTTAATAATTTTACATCTCGTTTTGTAACTATTCCACCTTTATCATCAAGTTGGGTTTTAGCAGTTGTTTCATTATCGGCTATAATATGAACTAACATAACTACTTCATAACTGAAGCATTGGGTTTTCTTTATTTCTTTAATATTTGTTACGTTGTCTTTTGACATATTACCCTCTCGTTAGACTGCATACCTTATTATAACGATACCTGACCCACCAGCACCTGATGTTGTGCCAGTATTACCACAGTTACCACCACCACCACCGCCTGTGTTAACTGTTCCTGCTGTTCCAGCAACATTAGCACCAGCACCACCTGCGCCACCACCGCCAGTACCACCTGCACCAGCAGCTAAGTTTCCACCTGCACCACCACCACCTGCATAAGTTACTGAAGTTCCACTAATTGAAGATGCTGTACCTACACCACCATCACCTGAAGTAGCACCACTAACGCCAACTGCGCCAGCACCACCACCGCCACCGCCTCTATATGGTTGTCCACTACCTGCACCTACACCGCCATCATTACCTTGTCCTGCTGTACCAGTACCACCAGAACCGCTAGCGCCATTAAACCTTGATCCACCACCGCCACCTGAGCCGCCACTACTTCCAGCAGATGCAGAATCACCACCAAAGCCACCTGCGCCACCAGCAGTTGATGTAATTGTTGAAAATACAGAGTTATTACCGTTATTGCCTTGAGTTTCCTCCGTTGATTGCCCAGCGCCACCAGCACCAACAGTCACTGTGTATGCCTGTGCAATTAAAGATAAAGCTGAACCACCAATAGAAGTTCTAAAACCACCAGCTCCTCCACCACCAGCACCTACACCACCTTTACCAGCACCTCCTGATCCGCCTCCTGCTACAACTAAGTAATCAGCAGTTAAAGATTGGTTTGGAGTAAACGTTCCTGATGATGTAAATGTGTGAATCCAATATCCATTATCAAATGTAATAGTTCCACCAGTTGCTTTAGCAACGGCAGTAACAAAATTACCTGATGAAGTAAAAGTATGAATCGTATTACCACCTGATGTGGTTACTGTTCCACCAGTTGCTTTTTGTACTGTACCAGAGTATCTAGCTACAACAATTCCTGAGCCGCCAGCACCGCCATTAGTAGTTCCTGATGCACCGCCGCCGCCGCCACCACCAGTATTTGCAGTTCCTGCATTTCCATTACCTGAGCCAACTCCACCACCACCGCCTCCTGCGCCACCTGATGAACCGCCTCCATTTGAACCACCACCACCACCACCTGCATAAGTTACAGATGAACCAGTTATAGATGTAGCAACTCCTGTGCCTCCATTTGTTGGCACACTATTCTGTCCACCATCAACACCTGTTGCACCAGCACCGCCGCCACCATTACCAGAAAAATCTCCTGCAAATGTACCTACTCCAACAACACCGTTACCGCCTCTAAAGCCTTGACCGGTAGTTCCAGTACCACCATTTAAACTTGAACCTACACCCCAAGTTGCACCGCCACCACCTGAACCACCATTAGGATTTGAAGAAGCATTAAAGTTACCACTACCTCCTCCACCAGCAACAGAGGTAATTGTTGAAAAAATTGAATCATTACCTTTTGCACCAGCAGTACCACTTGAGCCACCACTGCCACCAGCACCAATTGTTACTGTGTAACTAGTATTAAGTGTAAGTGTTAAGGCTGATTCAAGAGTTCCACCGCCACCTGTTGCAGTTACTGTTGAACGCAAACCACCAGCACCACCACCGCCACCGCGACTTCCACCACCACCAGCACCACCAGCAACAACAAGGTAATCAACAGTGAGGTTACGAATGGAATCTTGAGATGCAATAATCCCTAAGATTGGCATTAAGATAGATCCCCAATCACTGTAAAGGTATTACTTGCTGTACAGATAATTGAACAAGCCGAATACTGTGCTCTTAACTTAGGAGCAGTTGCAGTTGCACCTGTAGATGTGATAGTCACACCAGCACCCTGTGCAAATGTAACCTGCCCTACGCCAATCTGTTGAAGATTAATAACATCTCCAGCAGTAAATATGCTTGGTGGCACTGTTACGGTAATTGCTAACGCATTAGATGCTGTAACTAATTTATAAGAAGCATCGGCTGCTACTAAAGTATAAGTAGTTCCAGTTTGGGGATTAAGAGTAAGTCTTTGTGTTGGGGTTGTAATGATTGGTGATGTTAAAGTCTTATTAGTTAGTACATCTGTTGTATCTTTACCTACTAAAGTGTCTGTTGCATCTGGAAGAGTAAGTGTTTTGGCAGTAGTAAAAGCTGTAGCAATAGTTCCTGTGATAGCAGTTGTACCACCTACATCAAACTTAATTGCCTTAGTAACATCAGTAACATCTACTATTGTAGTAGTAGAATCAGATAACTTTTTGTTAGTTAAAGTATCAGTAGTTGCTTTACCAACTAAGGTATCACTTGTAGTTGCCGGTAAGGTTAAAGTATTAGTACCAGCAACAGCAGTTGCTTGAACTGTAGTTATACCAGATGTTGAACCAGAAAAACCTAGGCTAGCTACTGGTGAGATACCAGCAGCAAAAGCTGTTAAATCATCTGAGGTTAGAACGTGTTTAATGCTAGCACCAGTGGAATGAGCTATAGCACTAGATCCTGCTCTACCCCTAGTTACTGTAAAAGTATCTCCTGCTGGACCTGCTGTTATAAAAATAATTTCTTCATTGATAGTATCGGGATCTATTGCTACAGTAAACTGACTGTTTGCTACTATAGTAACTCCACCAAGTAAGGCGGTTGCAGTTCCAGTTGCTACTGTTATTGATGTAACAGCGCTATTAATACTAGATGCTAGTGTCGTCTCAACACTTGTGGAGCTATATAAACGAGTTGCCATTAACCTTCCTTACTTTAGATAGTGTATACGTATTGGATATTTGTCTTTTAATTTCAATGCCTCTTCGTTTAGTCTCTGTTGGTACAGAGCGAAGATATAACGAGAAGCTGAAACACCGGCTGTTGATGGAGTCTTGCTATCGGCATTATCAGCCTCAGCAGATGTAAGGTTAATACGACCTGCATCCAGAAATGATAGTAATTTATAGGAAGCACCAAGGGTTACTACATCCTGGCAAGATTGTGGCAAGCCAGTTACATCAGCAAAGTCATCAGTATTAGCATCTAATGTGTTAGCTGTGGTTGTGTAGTAAACTTGAACTGTTCTGCCTGGTTGTACATTGTCATAAATATTTAAAGTAGCATTAGTATTAAAGGTTGCAGCATTAGCAAAGTTATCTAAACGCCATCTTCTTAGTGGTAACCACTCTTGGCTTGATCCAGTAGTCTGCCAAGATATGTATAGAACATCCTCAACATCATCTGGTAAGGCATAGGTTGTAACGGATGCGTTAAAGGTAAAGGTATATGAAGAGATAGCCCAAAGACTAGGATACAAAGAGTTGATAGTATCATTGATAGCTCTCTTAATTGTAACCCTTGGGAAGGTAGGAGCCAGAGTAACCTGAGCATTTACTGTATGAGGTGCAGGAGATGTTCCTTGATAGCCTCTACCAAATCCTGGTATTACGTTAAGTACGTTAGTTGCCTTATCAAAAGAATCAATAAAGATAAGTTCATCATCAATTTCAATAATACCTTTAGCAAGATTTGCGCTAGTACCGAGAGTGATAGCAGTACTGGTAGTGGTTAGACCGGCAGGGTTAGCCACATTACTAATACGATCTTGTCGCAAGGTATATCCTTGCAGGTTAGACTTTATCTCATCTACCATATCGTTAAGAGTGCTCATTCATCTTCTCTCTGTAGTGTTTTAAATTAGTTTGTAATCTTTCATCATCTGGGCTAAAAGCTAATGCTTTCTCACCGTGTTCTATTGCAGTCTTCCATTCACCTAATTGCCAGGCTGCTATTGCTACTAGATCATCAGCCATATGTCCCCAAGCCCAACCTTCAGCCATAAAATCTGTTTGCTTCTCAGTTATACCTAGCGCTCTTGTTGCAGTTCTAAAACACTCAGGCCACTGCATCTGTTGATAGTAATGATTAGCTAGTGCTAATACTGATTCTCTACTAGTACACTCCGCTATTGATTGCTCTAAATGTTTCTCAGCATTATCAGGATCACACTTAGCCATCATTCGCAGTGCGTAGGATCTCTCTGCTTTAAAGGTGGATTCCTCTAAGTATCTTTTAAAAGTTTGTAGTGAATCGTAATATCTTTGTTTGTAGTAATACTCTCTACCTAAGTAGTAAAGACTACGAGAACATTTTGGATCTTCATCTACCGCCATCTCAAGCATATCTAGGTATTGTTCTCTAGACTTTTCTTTATCTTGGAAGTGATGTATTGTTAAATCTATTCTTGCTCTAACTTCAGGAATTTTATAAGGAGATACTGCCTCGTGGATTGGAAACTTCCATCTATATCCTCTACGGGCGTGGATTTTAATACCATCAAAATTTAAGTCTGGTTTACCATTTTCATCCCAACCATAAACATAATTATATATTGGTCTAGTAACACCAGCCTCTAGAGCTTTAGGTAAATCTTTCTTCCAACCTTTTACTAGCACCTCATCCATATCTAGTGCTATGCAGTAATCAATATATCCTGGTATTGCAGCAAGGGATGCGTTACGAGCATCATCAAATCTCCAAGGATCTATCTTAATCTTTATAACATTAATACCTAAAGACTCAGCAATCTCTACTGTCTTATCTGTTGAACCAGTATCTGCTATTAGTAGGTAGTCTGCATCTTTAGCTGAATCAAACCATCTCTTAACGTGCTTCTCTTCATTAAGGGCAATTGTATATACGGCGATTCTCATAAATATCTATCTGTTACATCCCAATCAAGGATCTCTTCATTCCAAGAATATATCATATTACCTTCTGGTTTAGGCTTAGGAGCTTGCCAGTCGTGGCTTTCATTTAATGTCCACGAAGGGAAAGGTTGAGGTGCAACAAAAACATCAGATGCCTCATTATAAGAAAATCCAATTTCTGCATACTGCTTACGGAATTTGTGATCGTAAGAAGTTTTAATCCATCTACCACCTAATTTTAAATCGCTTGAAAGAAAAACTTGGCCGCGATATTCTTGTTCATCAGGAATAACTACTACTTGTTTAACAATATTGTTTTCATCTATTTCCGCAAAATATGCCATTACATTCCTTTATAGTACATATCTTACAATTACAACACCTGAACCACCAGCGCCTGAATTTGCTTGATACATTCCCATTCCACCATCTCCAGTATTCGCTGCACCACTTGTACCAGGGGAAATATTATAAGCATAATTTACTCCGCCACCTCTGGAATATGTTACTGAAGTACCAGTTATAGAACTAGCACGACCTGCTGCTCCAAAACTTGTTGGTCCTAAAGGTGGGGTATTACCACTTGCCCCACCACCAGCACCTGCGTTACCGCCACCGCTATTATCATTTCTTCCAGCTCCACCATAACCAGTTAATCCACCAGAGTTTCCTTGAGTTGCTGCACCACCATTTGAGTTGTTTCCGCCACCACCGCCAGATCCACCTGAAAGACCAACGCCACTAGCACCGCCACCACCACCGCCAAGTGCAGTTGCATTATCAAAAACAGAATTTCCACCATTTTCTCCTGCTTGATTAGCGCCAGTTCTTACTGCTCCACCAGCGCCTACAGTTACTGTAAAAGAACCTACTGTTAAATTTTTATCTCCTTCTAAATACCCACCAGCGCCACCGCCACCTGCGCCATTTGTGTCATATCTAGCGCCACTAGCACCGCCAGCTATTACCAAGCAATTTACAGTGCCAATACCTTTTGCAATATCAAAACTAGTAGTACCAACAGTAGTAAAAGAGTGGACTTTAAATCCAGTTATATTGGTAGTAGTGCCACCAGTTGCTCTTATTGCTTGGTTGTTAGCACCACCTAAAATTCCAGCAGGAAAAGGCATTAGGAAACCAAATCTCCTATCGCAACCCAAGTATCAGTTGCTCTTTTAATTAAAGTTGCACTAGACCATTGCGCTCTAAGTTTTAAGCCAGGAGTAGAATTAACAGTGACACCACCTGTTGCTACTATTGTAGTTTGACCAGCGCCAGTTTGAAGAATTGTTATGTTTGCTCCAACTGCAAATGCTTGAGATGAATTAAGAGGAACTGTTAAATTGTTAGCAGAAGCAACATTCATTTCTATAATTTTGCCAGCATCTGCAAGTACTAAAGTATATGAAGCAACTTTAGAATCACTGGAATATGCACTACTAAAATTACCTGTTGCACCTGTTGCACCTGTTGCACCTGTTGCACCTGTTGCACCTGTTGCACCTGTTGCACCTGTTGCACCACTTGCTCCTGTTGCACCCGTTGGTCCAGTTGGACCGGTAGGTCCAGTTGCACCTGTATCACCGGTAGCTCCTGTCGGACCAGTTGGACCAGTTGCACCATTAGCACCAGTTGGTCCTGTATCTCCTGTTGCACCCGTAGGTCCTGTTGGACCTGTTACACCATTTGAACCAGTCGCACCCGTAGCACCAGTAGGACCAGTTGCACCTGTATCACCCGTAGCACCAGTTGGTCCTGTTGGACCGGTAGATCCAGTAGCACCTGTGGAACCAGTAGCTCCTGTTGGTCCAAGTTGTGTATACATAACTTGAGAGGCTGTAAGAATGACGCTAGGAACTGCTGGTCTAGTAGGGCTTGTTCCTGCAACATCTGCAACTAATTCTAAATTTGTATCAGATGTTCGCCATACCAATTCAATATAATCGTTGGCGTTAAGTTCAACCATATAATTCCAAGCAGCAACTGTTTTAGCTGCTGCTGCGCCACCTGAAACAGTTACAACAGTATTGCTATCTGCGATGTCGGTTCCATTTTTACGGAACCAGATATCAACAGTGTCAGTTCCACTACCAGATACTCTGTCAGCCTGAGCAGAAAATTGAATATCATAAACACCTGCATACGCAAATGTAAGTCGTGAGTTAGAAACAATACTTACACCATTAGAATTTGGATCAGTATTATTGTAAGTAATTGGGTAAGCAGTTGTTGTGTTTGCCGCTACTTGATCTTGGGTTGACCAAAAAGAACCCCAATAACCTAATGTTCCACCAGCACCCGTTGCTCCGGTAGATCCAGTAGCACCAGTAGGTCCAGTTGGACCTGTAGAACCCGTTGCTCCAGTCGCTCCCGTTGCACCTGTGGAACCTGTCGGTCCTGTAGCACCTGTCAAACCTGTTGCACCCGTTGGGCCAGTAGCGCCTGTAGCGCCCGTTAAACCTGTTGCACCTGTCGGTCCAGTACTTCCAGTCGCTCCTGTACTTCCAGTGGCTCCTGTGGCCCCTGTAGGGCCTGTAGGACCCGTATCTCCTGTGTTACCTGTAGATCCTGTAGCACCAGTAGCTCCTGTTGGGCCTGTAGCGCCTTGTGAACCAGTTGGGCCAGTAGGACCAGTAGGTCCTGTTACACCTTGACCACCTTGTGGTCCTTGATCACTTGCAAAAGTTACACCAACCTGTGGTGTAATTTGTTCTATAACAATTACGGTCTCTGACATTATTGAGTTACAGCTCCCGTCACGATAAATTTACCTTCTAAATATCTAGTTACAGTTCCACCGGAATTTAACACTAAATCATATGCGTATCTTCCTGCGCCGATATCACCAGTAGTTGCTGCATCTAAAGTTACAGTTACAGTACCTAGTGCTCCACCTAAAACCATTCTGCCATTAGCAGTACTTGCGACAACAGTTGTAGTACTAGCGCCAACAAATGGGCGAACTGTCATAGTACCTGTATATCCTGTCAGGTTTAATAAAGTGTTATTGTTATTAATACTAAATTGAAAATTAAATGTGGTAGCCTGATCGCAGACTAGATTATATTTAGCGCTCAACTTGAGATCGCTCTCAGAGCTTGGGCAGCAGGTAATCCAGTAGTAGATGCTAGAGCATTACAGATACCACTGTAGTCAAGGAATTTATTAGAATCAGTACGACTATCAATAGCATTTAATACACCTACAGTATCTGTAAGGTTAGTAGTTACTGATCTTTGTACAGCCCATTGGCGAGCAGCTAGTGCTTCTCCAACCATTGCTGAAGATGCTCGGTAGGTGCCACCATTTGCTAGGCGATTTAATTCTGCTAATAATGTTGTGCCTGATACTCCTGTTGCCACCTGCTACCTCACTTCTTTTTAGATTTTTTAGCTACTGCTGCGTTATCTACTAGATTTGGATAAGGCCGACCAGCAGACTTTGCTCTTGCCTTAGCAGCACTCTTTTGTGCTGGTGTTAATTTCTTAGAAGTTTTCTTAGGGTTCTTCTTATCCCAAAATGCTACTTTCTTTTTCATCTACAACTACAATCCCAAGCCCGTAAGGACTTGTTTATTCTAGAGTTAGGATCTCTTGCTGTCTTAGCAGAGGTTAATTTAGATTTCATTCCACACATACGACCACAGAAAGACTTACGTCTAGCAGCAGACTTAGGTGACTTCTTAGCCTCAGCCTTTTTTACTGGAGGTTTAAGGTTCATACCTTGTGCTTTAGCAGATGCTCTGCCAGCAGCATTTAATCCACCTTTAGGATTCTTACCTGCTTTTCTTTGCCACGCTGGACTCTTTGCCATACTCTCCATACTTTCCTAGTACTGATCTAATAGATCCATTCTTAGACATACGGACTACACATCCATCTTTAATTTGAATTGGATTAAATCCATCGTGGCGCTTATAGGTACCGCTAGATGCCATTACTTCTTTTTCTTCTTAGACATCCCTGCTTCTGAAAGAGCAATAGCAATTGCTTGCTTCTTGGACTTAACCTTCTTGGCAGACTTGCCAATATTCAGTTCGCCCTTCTTAAACTCTCTCATAACTTTGGCAACCTTCTTAGTGCCTTTTGTCTTTTTCATTAGCTAGGCATCTTTCCCATAGCGCCAGTTTGAACTGACTCATAAGATGAGTACTTTGCTGCATTTGGATATTGCTTGTCTGGTGTTGGATAAGGCATTAAATCTTCTTCCATACCCATATCATCCATCATTGAATTTTCTGAATTGTTCATTACTTCTTCTTACCCATCTTCTTCATAACCATTTTCTTACCAGCTTTTTTAGCCATTGCTTTCTTAGCCATAGCTTTGCCCTTCATTGTGTAAGGGAATTTCTTTCCGTCTACGTTTGGCATAGTTACTCCTTATAAGTTAGTGAAATACCGTCAAATGCTTTGCCGGCTTCGTTGGATAGTTTTACTGCTGCATCTATATCTTTTTTCCTTGTTGAGCGCGGCTCTATACCTTGACGAGTCGCATCCCAATAAGACTGTATTTCCTTCTCATCCTTCTTAACTTTGTCTTGATCCCAACCAGTCTTGGTTGGATTAACTCCTACAAACATTGGTGTATTAGATCGCATACATTCGCCATAATTATCGTGGTCTTTGGTCTTACAAGATGATGTGCAATTACTCATACTGGAGTCACATAACTGCCATAGCCAGCGTTGATTAAAATATTAGCCTCATAGTCACTAATAGTGTACTCGTGTCCACCTAGATAATAATAATTTGCTGCTGCCAAGTCATCTTGGCTTGGTGTCTGTGTTGCAGTAACAGTAGTTCCATTTACTAGCAAAGATACACCTCTTGGAATATCTGTAAGACTTACTGGAATATTGCCATTAACAGTTCCACCATTAAATTCTTTTCCTGCTAAACGGGCATACGGAGCAAACCTATTGGAGTCATCAATACCGTAGGTTTGATTAAGCCAAGGTGTAATCAGTGTGT